TTACATATCTTTGCAACGTAAGCTTACAACAGAATGTATAACAATTAAATTTAAAAGTAAATTATGGCAGAAGATAGTAAAACTTATGTCTTTGGAAATGACTCAGTTCCTGCTTGGCTTGCTTATGGAAACAACAACAATGGCTGGCTTGGTGGAAATGGTTTAGCTGGTGGTGCACTTGGATTCCTTTTAGGTCTTGTCTTTGGCAATGGCTGGGGAGGATTTGGAGGATTTGGTGGTTATGGTAACAGCGGTGCTGCTGCTTCTTCTCTTGGAGCACAGGCTACTGCATACAATAATACTGACCTTCTTATGAATGCAATCAATGGTACTGATGCTGACATCAGGCAGTTAGCTACTATGGCTAATACTGATTTTGACTCTATGAAGACTGCACTTGCTACCATCAATGCTGGACTTACTAATGTAGGTTCTCAGATTGGTTTAAGTAGCCTTCAGGTAGTTAATGCTATTCAGAGTGGAAATGCTGCTCTTGCTTCACAGCTCTGTCAGTGTTGCTGCGAGAATAAACTTCTTGTAACTTCACAGGGTTATGAGAATCAGATTGCTACTCTCAATCAGACAAACCAATTAGGTTCACAGGCAGACAGAAACACTAGGTCTATCACAGACGCAATTGCTGCACAAACAGTTGCTATGAATGATGGTTTCTGTGCAATCAAGGAAAGAGAACTCCAGAGCAAGATTGATACTCAGGCTGAGATTATTACCCAGCTCAGAGGTCAAATTGACAATGCAAACCAGACAGCTCAGATAGCTGCTATGCTTGCACCTATTAAGAGTGAAGTTGATTCAATTAAAGCATCTCAACCTAACACTGTTCCAGTACAATGGCCTAACTTAGTGGCTGTAAACAACACTCCTTATACAGGAGGTTTCTATGGCTATGGTTATGGATATGGTAATGGTGGTTCCTACTGGGGTTAAGATATAGGAGGGAAATGTTATGGCAAGATTTCCTTTTCAGTATATCAACCTTAATGGAATTCCAACAATGGAAGTGAGGAGAATTGTAGTTTCGGATACTTCTGTGGTCCTGCAGTTTAGACCAGACTTTGATGGTACCCCGTTTAGAGGAATACTATTAATCTATATGCCTGAGGCTATTCCTGAAGGAACCACTACTACACTTCCTGTGCAACTTGCTATGGCTGGTAATACTCAGACTCTTACTCAACAGGGTGGAACTGATGTTACTGTTGCAGACCTTACAGGTACTGGTGTATATCTTGTTTACTACGATAGATTTGCTAACATTTTACAATTAGTTTAAAGTAAATTATTATGTTTCAATCAGTAAGACCAAATAGTCAAATATATATTCTTCATAAGGGAGATGACCCTAGAATAGAGATTGGATATGTTGTCAATCAACCTATCCCAAGACCAAAGTATCAATTACCTGCAGCATTTGGGCAACCGCAGGAAACAGTAGTAGATTTAGTGGTTAAGACAAATGACCAAACTTATAATTATAATAATCTTCCTGCACAGCTTGATGTTGCAGATTCATTGAGTAATGGTGAAAGTTTAATTATATCAGACAGCAGAGATGCTATTAACTCTGAAATAGTTAATCTGAAACAGAAGAGTCTTGATATTGCAAATAGTAGAGATTATCATCTGTCTCTTGCAGGTAAATATGATAAGGTTTTAAATGTCATCAATCCTGAACTTGCGGAAAAGCAGGTACAAAAACAAGAGATGGAAACACTTAAAAGTCAGATGGCGGATATGTCAAGGAGTATCACCTCCCTTATGGAGAGTAATAAACAACTGATTGAAAGATTACAAAGACAACAGGCATTATGAAAATGTGGGAAATAAGAGAAAATGATGATTACAGATTTGGCAGAAGAGGTTCTTATGGAATGAGAGACCACGATGACAAATCTTTTGAGGAAGGCTATGAGCAAGGTTATGAGGATGGCTATTCCAAAGCTATGAAGGACACCTTCTATTCTCACGAGAAGGAATCTTTTGGTGAGAAAAGAGGTATGAGGCGTTAGTTTAATTAGGGAGTAGTTTATCTACTCCCTTTATTTTTTATACTATGAGATTGGATTATAAAGAAAACTTTCCATCAGGGATGGAGGAATATCTTTCATATTATGGATGGCACTTTTCAAGGAAAATGTGTGAGTGGGCTGTTTCAAATATGTATAAAATGAATGGGAGAGTTAAAGAGTATATAGACCCCATTACAAAGGACAGACTTACTGATATGCAGAAGGCATACAATATAAAACTCAGTAATAAATATGAGTATGATAATTTGTATGTAGCCAATATGGTTAAAGCAGACTTCTGGGGTTCTTCAATTCAAGATGAAATGTCCCTGCTTAAATATGTAAAAGATTACACAGAGGACCCTGATGGATATGAGGGAATGCCCTTTACAAGGTTCTATGCTGATTGTATAGGTTCTGGTACTCCTATTCCTTGGGAGGATGTAGTATGATTATACAGGATATTTATTTAAAGGACTATGATTGGTGTGTCAGAGTTTATTATGCAGTCACTGAATACTATATAAACAATATACTGATGGACCTTTTAGAACTTGAGTGTGATAAGGATGTTTTCTTCAATGTTAAATCCTTAATGGAGTCACACGCTAAGAATGTTGGATTTACCTATACAAATGCAGATAAAAGAGAGTCCTTAATATTAATAGGAGTAACAACAGATGCTTCAGAATTTCAGAATACCTATGACCACGAGAAGGGTCACCTAGCTACACATATAAGTAAAGCATTGGGAATAAATCCTTACGGTGAAGAGTATCAATACCTCACAGGAGAAATAGGTAAATGTATGTTCAAAGAAGCACAGAAGTTACTGTGTGATGATTGTAGAAAACACCTCGTTATTTAACAAATAGGGAAGTAATACTTCCCTATTATTTTTTATAATTTCTCTTATGGTATAATAACAAAATTATTTATGATATTGCAGAAATTATAACTTTAATTTATATTTGCACCACAAATATTTATAGGAGAAAATTATGGAAGAACTCGGTATGCAAAATCTATTATCTGAAGCTGAGATTGATAGCCTTTTCTCAGACGAAGATATCACAGAAGAAACACAGGAGACCTCTCCTGATAAAAAAGAGGAAAACGCAGAAACTACTGAGGAGTTAGACACTGATAGTTTATTTGAGGAGACTCCAGAGAGCGTAGGTAGTGAAGAGCATCAAGAAGGTGAGGACACTACTTCTACAAAGGAAACTGGTTCTTCTCCTACTAAAAACAACTTCTACTCTTCCATGGCCAAAGCCTTGAAAGAAGAAGGTGTCCTCCCTGACCTTGATGATGAAACTGTAGGGAACATTAAAGAGCCAGAAGATTTAGCCAGAGCAATTGAAGACCAGATTCAGGCTAGATTTGATGAAAAGCAGAGAAGAATTGATGAGGCTCTTAATGGTGGTGTTGAAGCCAGTATGGTAAGACAGTATGAAAATACCCTTGCTTATTTGGATTCAATCACAGAAGAAAGTCTTACAGAGGAATCAGACCAAGGTGAAAACCTTAGAAGGCAGATTATTGGACAAGACCTTCTCAATAGAGGTTATAGTAAGGAGGATGCTCAAGATGAATTAAATGACATCTTTGAAAGTGGTAGTGACATAAAGAGAGCTAAAAGGGCTCTTGCTGCCAACAAAGATTTCTTCAAGAAGAGCTATCAAAAGATTATTGATGAGGCAAAGGAAGAGAGAGAGAATGAAGAGAAGGAGAGAAGAAAACAGGCTGAAACTTTAAAGAAGTCCATACTTGAAGACAAGCAGGTATTTGGAGAATTGCAGTTAGACAAGGCTACAAGACAGAAGATATTTGATAATATCAGTAAGCCAGTCTATAGAGACAAAGAAACCAATGAACTTTACACTGCACTTCAAAAATATGAGATGGATAATAAGGTAGATTTCCTTAAGAATGTAGGTCTTATATTTACTCTCACTGATGGCTTTAAGAACCTTGATGGTCTTGTTAAAAGCAAGGTTAGAAAGGAAGTTAAGAAGGGTCTTAGAGAGCTGGAACATACGCTTAACAACACCTCAAGAAACTCAGATGGAAGTTATAAATTTGTGAGTGGAGTAAGCGAAGATTTAGAGGCCTCTCCTGGAAAATGGGACCTTGATATTGGTGTTTAAATTCACAAGTTCAATTATAATTAATTTACAAATTTATGGCTGGAAAGTTAAATAAATTCCAAATGGTCGGCTTCAATCACTGGAAGGGCCTGACCAAAGAGAACCACCTTGGTTCTATTTTTCAGTTAGCTCCTCAGAAGGCATCCACCCTTATGGTGCAAATGCTTGCCTTCTATAGAGGTAAGACTCTTGATACATTCCTGAGTCAGTTCCCTACTAAGGAGTTTGATACTGATGATGAGTATACATGGGAAGTTATTGGCTCTTCTAGGAGGAACATTCCTCTGGTAGAAGCCAGAAGTGCAAATGGAAATGTCATCTCTTCAGGTCTTGCTGGTGCAGGAAAGGAGCCTTTCTATGTTGTATTTGCGGAGGATTGGTTTGCTGATGGTGAGGTAATCGCTGGTGAGATGAATGAGATTTATCCTCTTAGAATCCTCGGTGACCCTAGAATGGAGGGAACCAATGCTGTTTACAAGGTAGAGCTTATGGGTACCAATGTTACTGGTATGCCTGCTTCTGAGCTTACTGCTGGTAAGAGATTCTCTGTTGAGTATGCTCCTGTTGAGAAGGAACTCTCTAGGAAGGTTGGTGATGTAAGATTCTCATCTCCTATCTCTATGAGAAATGAGTTCTCCACTATTAGAATTCAGCATAAGGTTCCTGGTTCAATGCTGAACAAGAAGCTTGCTGTTGGTGTTCCTGTTGTAGAGCAGACTGCAGGTGGTGGACTCAAGCACACTGTCAAGGATATGTGGATGCATGTTGTTGATTGGGAGGTTGAGCAGCAGTGGTCTGATTACAAGAATAACATCCTTATGTATGGTAGAAGCAATAGAACTGCTTCTGGTGAGTATCTGAACTTTGGTAAGTCAGGTAATGTCATTAAGATGGGTGCTGGTCTTAGAGAGCAGATGGAAGTAGCCAATACTACTTACTACAACAGCTTCTCTCTTAAGCTCCTTGAGGATGCCCTCTATGAGCTCTCAGCTGCTAAGCTTGACTTTGGTGACAGATATTTCATTATTAAGACTGGTGAAAGAGGAGCTGCTCAGTTCCACAAGGCTGTCCTGAATGAAATTTCAGGTTGGACTCAGTTTGAGATTGACAACAGTTCTGTTAAGGTTATTGACAAGACATCTTCTCCTCTCCATAGCAATGCACTCAAGGCTGGCTTCCAGTTTGTTGAGTATATGGCTCCTAATGGAGTAAGAGTTAAGATTGATGTTGACCCGTTCTATGATGACCCTGTAAGAAATAAGATTCTCCATCCAGACGGAGGAGTTGCTGAATCCTACAGATATGACATCCTCTACATTGGTACAATGGACCAGCCTAATATCTTCAAGTGCAAGGTAAGAGGTGATGAGGAGTACAGAGGATATCAGTGGGGTCTTAGAAATCCTTTCACAGGACAGAAGAACAATCCTTATATGAGCTATGATGAGGATTCAGCTATTATTCACAGAATGGCTACCCTCGGAGTTTGTGTACTGGACCCTTCAAGAACCATGTCACTGATTCCTGCAATTCTTCAGGGATAATTAATAATAACATAATACACTGAAGGGAGGAGAGTTAAATCCTCCTCCCTTTTAAAATAAATAGGAGAAGATGAGTAAAAAAATGGAAGAGAACCCTAATATGGGTTTTGACCTTGATGATACTTCAATCCCTATGGTTGAAGTACCCATTGAAGTAAAAGAAAGTGTACAGACAGACACTAAGGAAAAAAAGACAGAAAATGCTCCTAAGGTAAATATCCTTAGAAATGAAAGAGTAATTGTAAGGCATATTCCCAAGGAGGGCGGAATGATTACCAATCCACGGCATGTCCTTTATGGAGGTATGGCTGAGACTGCATCTAGAACTTTTGTAGTTCCTAGGTTAAGGTCAGGTTCATTTGTTAATGTTCTTACCAATGATGAAAAGAGCTTCCTTGAGGATGTTATGGGATTTGAATATGGAGCCCTCAATTCTACTAGGAAGGTAAACAACTTCTGGGAGAATGCTTCAGTAAGACTTACAAAGCAGGATAACTACTTTGATATGTCTGACCCTAATGACTATATTAAGGTTAAGATTTTACTGGCAAATAAAGACCTTATTGCTCCTTCACTTCAGGCACTGCAAGATGAGCCCAAGGCTACTTATCAGTTTGTGATTATTGCTGAGGGTGATGAAAGTAAGCAGGCTAAGGATAACACAAGCACAATTATGAAGTGCTATAAGGAGTATGGCAAGGTAGAGAATGATTTGGATACTCTCAGAGTTATTGTAGAAACTATTGATGGTAGACCAACAGCTGTCACAACTAAACTTGAGTTCTTGCAGGGTAAGATTAATAACCTCATTCAGGCTAACAGTAAACTGTTCCTCAAGGTTATAACAGACCCCTACCTTAATACTAAGGTGCTTATCAGGAAAGCAGTTGATGCTGGTGTAATAGCCAATAGGGATAATCATTACTACCTTATGGAGACTAACACTCCATTATGTGAAGCCAATGAGGAAGCAACCTTATCAAATGCTGCGAAGTATTTGAATGCTCCTAAACACCAAAGTGTACTCTTTGCTGTACAGGCTAAAGTAAAAGAGTAGTATGACCAATTCAGAATTTGAGAACGAGTTTGATATTCTCTATAACAACATTACTTCAAACCAAGCTCCAGGTTTAGACTCATATGAGAAATCAGTATTCTTGACTTATGCTGAGGAAAAACTAATACTTTCTCTTTATAATGGAAAGAATGAGTTTTTAGATTCCTTTGAGAAGACAGAGGAGCTGAGAAGATATTTAGGAACTTTAGTTAAAACTGTAACCTTAACTCCTGAAGATGATGTAGATGATTTAGTTCTTGGTGACAAGTCTACAGTATTTACATTACCTGACAAACTTTGGTTCATAACTTATGAGCAGGCAAAATATGGCAATGATGCTGATGAGTGTGTTTCGGGTAAAATTGCACGGGTAGTTCCAGTTACACAGGATAATCTTCACAGAGCAATAAAGAATCCTTTTAGGGGACCAACTCTGAGAAAAGTTCTTAGATTAGATATAGGGGATAATCAAGTTGAATTAATTTCACAACACACAATTGCTAAGTATACAGTCAGATATCTGGAATATATCTCTCCAATTATTCTTACTGATTTGAGTAATGATGGTTTATCCATCAATGGAGAATCAAATGAAACGGAGTGCCAGTTTCCAGAAGGCTTACACAGAACTATTTTAGAACTTGCAGTTCGTCTGGCTGCTGCTACTTATAAACAGATATAAAACAAATAACTAAATAATTTAAAATAAATTTATGGCTACTTTTAGTACAAATCAAGCTAAGCACCTTTATGTTGCTAAGGCTGTAGACACCGGCCTTGATACTGTTGGTGATATCGCAGCTGCTGCTGCAGGAGATAAGGATATTGTTCTTAAGTATGTAGGCAATGACGGAGTTGTAAGAAGCGATATTATCAACACTGATAATATTGTTTATGCAAAGGCTGTTAAGGCTTCTTCTATGGCTGAATATCTGGATAGCTCTTATGTTGCAGTAAATACTGTAGCTGCTAATCAGCATTATATTCTGAAGGTCATCATTGATGCCTTTGGTTCTCTTGCAGAGGAAGATAAGGGATTTATCTTCGCAGACTATAAGTCTACCAGCACTGATGCTGCAAAGGACATTATTGCAAACCTTGCTGTTAATCTTGCAAAGAATGCTACTAAGGCTGCTTACAACCCTCTTATCAATGTATATGTTACCACTAAGTCTGCAGGTCAGACTCTGACTATTGGTACTGATACTTGGAAGGTTGAGGCAAGTGATGCTCCTGCTACTGTTGTTGCTTATGGTACTCTTGCAGGTCTTGTAATTGAGGCTGCTGACCAGCCTTGGTCACTTGGAAAGGAATCCTTCAACCTGCTTAAGTTCAATGTAACCGTTTCTCCTATTATCTCTGGTGGTGCCGAGGTTAATTGGGCTACTGTTACTAAGGGAACAACTCACGCAAATCCTATCATTAAGAATGGTAAGAAGATTGCTGACCTTGAGTGGTTCTGTATGGGTGAGAGAGGAGACATCTATAGAGGAATGGGTTATCCTAACAACTTTGAGTTCTCTCCGCTTGTAAATCCTGCTGCTACCTATGGTTATCATCTCATTGATATTGCCTACTTCTATGCAGGAGATGCAGAGGACATTCAGAAGTCTCCTAAGGAGATTGTGATTGTTGCTCCCGCTGAGGGTGATACTACTTACACAGTTATCAATGCTGTTGCTACTGCAATCAACACTGCTGCTGGAAAGACAGTTGTTACCACCCTTTCTTAAGAGAAACTGAATCTGACATAAAGGGAGGAGGTATATCCTCCTCCTTTTTTAATTATTACTTATGATTAAATTTACAGAATTAAGGGTTCAAAAGGAACGCCTCATTATAGTTGCGGAGGTCAGAGAGATTGAGGATTACTATGATAATGTCTATATTGATGAGATTCTTATAGACACCCAAGATACCTTTGTTACCACTGGACCTTCTGCAAATGTAATCTATAGTACAACAGTTGAAGGAAATCAAAAGAAGGTTACTCTTTCTCTCTCAGTGAATGACTTTACTGACAACAACATAGACATTAATAAAACAATGTTCTTTGTTTATGCAAAAGCGAAAGGTATTCCTCACCCCTGTCCTTGTGGGTTTGACCAGGAAACATCTATAGGAGTTACATTCTCTATGTGCCCTATATATAATGCAACAATGCAATATGTTAAGGAGGTAGAGTACACTTGTGATATTCCTGAGAACTTTATAAATATGTACTTAAGGTTTAAGGCAATTCAGTACTCTATTGAGTCTGGACATTTCACTCAGGCAATCAAATATTATAATAAATTCTTTAAAGGTATTGGAGTATTAAACTTTAAGTCTTGTGGATGTCATGGAAGATTTATTATATAATACATACTTAAGGTATTTTACAGGGCTTGAGAATTTTGGATATAGAGGTAAAGGAGAAGTAAAGAAATTATTATTTTATACTTTTATTCAAGAACTTGTGAACACTACTTCCATTGTTATCTCTAAAGAAGATTATGAGCACTTAGAAAATGCTTTATATTGTTTATATGGTACATCTTGTTTAATACCTTACCCAGATTATTGTGAGAATCCTATGTTTTTGCATTTAGGTGATGTTGCAGAGTTATCTGCTAGAGTGAGTACCCTTGAGGAAGAAGTTGAAGAACTTCAGGAACAGCTTCCTGATGAAAATGAGGAGGTTAATCAGGGGGATTAATTAAAGAATAATTTAGTTAACTGCTATAAAAACAATAAAGACATTGTAAATACAAATTATTTAATTTATATTTGCAGTGTCTTTATTTTATAACAATGAGTACATATAGAGAAATAGTTTATATGTGTCTTGACGAGTTGCAATTAACAAGTGATGATGCAACTTTCAACGAGGAACATATTATATTTTTAGCAAATAAATACAGAGCTTTTCTTCTTAAAAAGAATTATACTGACCTTAAGAAAGAAATACCTGAGAGCAACTATCAGGAGTTATGTTTGAACTTGGAAGTTGTTAATGGTATTGAAGGAGATGAGTGCAGTAATACCTATTTAAGAAGTATAGAGAAGATACCAAATATGCTTCCAGTAGGGAATCCCAGAGTATCAACCAGGGATTTTCTGTCTGGAGAGATAACCTTTGTAAGTAGGGAAAGAATGAAATATGTGGGCTACAACAAGTGGCTCAAGAATATAATCTATGCTACTTTGGGACCAGAGGGTAAGTTGTATCTGAAATCTGCAAATCCACAGGCTTTGTACCTTGAGGAAGTTTCGTTCTCAGGAATATTTGAAGACCCTGAGGAAGCTTCAAAGCAGGCTTGTGCAGGTACTGAGGGAGATAGCAACTGTGATATCTTAGATAGTGATTATCCTCTTGAGGAGGCTTTAATTCCTTTGGCAATAGAGCTTATAGTAAAGGAGTTAGGTGGTTCAATTTATAGACCTGCTGATGAGGAAAACAATGCCAATGATGACTTAAACAACAAGACAGTCAATGGAAGAGCAGCAGTTCGTGAGTAGTATTAAAAAGGTAACTGGTCCTAGAGAACATAAAGTGAGAGGTTCTTGGGGAGTTTATGATGCTTATAAGTGGTATAGAAAACACAAACCAGAAGATAAAAAATATATACTCACAGAATCTCAGTATTTTTCTATAATAAGAGAAATCAATAATAGGCTCAGGGACAGATTTCTTAAAGGAGAGGACATTAAGCTTCCTTGTAGATTAGGTAGAATAGAAGTTAGAAAATACCCAGCAATAATTACTAGTGATGGTAACCACATAAAAACTAATCTTCCTATAGATTGGGATGCTACACTTAAACTTTGGTATGAAGATAAAAAGTGTTTTGAGGATAAGTTTTTAGTAAGGGTAAATGTACCTGAAATCTACAGAGTGTATTACAATAAAGCAACAGCTTTATATAATAACAAATCTTTCTATCAGTTTTCTCCCAATAGAGAATTAAAGAAAGGGCTTAAACACTCTATAAAGGAAGACAGTAGTTTTGACGCATTTATTAAATAGATATGAATTATATAAGTATAAGACAAATCTTAGATGACCTTCTTGCTGATGATATGATGAAGGGACTGTCTTTAGAGAGGGCAGTCAACTATGCTGTAGAATTTGTCAAGGTTGTAGGAATGCCAAGAGCATTTGAAGAAAAGGTTGAAATGATAAAAATAGAAAACTATAGGGGAAAACTGCCTTGTGACTTCTTTGAGGAAATACAGGTAAAAGACCCTAAAGGTTTTGAGTACATATCAATGGAAACTCCTTTTCATAGTAAACTGGCATTCACTTACAAAATACAGGGAGATGTAATTATTACCTCTACTAAGTGTACAGACTTGGCTTTAGCATATAGAGCTATTAAGGTTGACTGTGATGGTTATCCTCTTATCCCAGACAATGGTACCTTCGCAAGAGCCCTTGAGTTATATATTCAGAAGAGGTATTTTACTATACTATTTAATAGTAGTAAGATTCCACTTAATGTGCTTCAGAATACTCAGAGAGAGTATGCTTTCTATGTAGGACAAGCACAGACAGATTTAATCAGGCCTTCTGTTGACCAGATGCAGAGTATCACCAATATGTGGACTTCGCTTATATCTAGACCATATAAACACAGTGATGGTTTTGCTTCAGTCAATATGCCTGAAGCTAGGAAGTTTTAATTATGGCAGTAAAGAAATCATTATTCAATATTAAAGGGATGATTAGAGATGCAGCAGCATCAAAGTTCAACCCTGAATATGCATATGAAAATCAGAACCTTAGAATAATTGCCACAGATGATAACACTTCTTATGGTTTAACAAATGAAAAGGGAAATGTATCTGCTGACATTATTCTTGATGGTTCAGTAGTATCAAATATAGATGGCACTCCTATAGGACAAAATGTACTCAATGATACTTTGGTTCTATTTACCACTGGTAATGCTGGAGATAGAATAGTAACTATAAACTATACAGGTCAAGGTACTGCCACAATACAAGACTTCACAAGTACAGCAACTATAAATTACAATGTATCCCTTGGAGACAAGATTTATAGATTTGATATTGAAAGTGGTCAACTCATTGGTACTACCCTTTACAGTGGCAATCTGGGATTTGACTCTGGTAATCCAATAGAAAGTATTGGTATCTATGAGAATGAAGAGCTTAAGAAGGTATATTGGACAGACGGTGTAAACTCTCCTAGAGTAATAAACATTGAGGCAGATTCTTCTGTAAGGAGTAACTGGAATGACAATTCATTTGATTTTGTTAGGAAGTTAGGGTTAGATATAGCTGTATCCATAACCAAGAATCAAATATCATTTGGTAAGTTTGCTCCAGGAACTCTGCAGTATTGCTTTACCTACTTTGATTTGTATGGTCCTCAGACTAACATATTCTATACCTCTCCTCTATATTACACTTCTTATTCAGACAGAGGTGCTGCTCCTAATGACACTGTATCAAACAGCTTTGAGATTTCAGTTCAGCAAGGTCAGTATGATAACACCTTTGATTACTTGAGGATTTATTCTATACTGAGAACTTCAGTAGACACAACTCCTCAAGTAAGAAAAGTTGTGGATATTCCTATTAAGGGCAGAACAGAAACTATAACCTATATAGACACTGGTGTTGACGGAGAAACTGTTGACCCCAGAGACTTGTTCTATGTAGGAGGTGAGCTGGTAAGTGTAGGCACAATGGACCATAAAGACAACACTCTCTTTATGGGAGATATAAAACTTGAAAGGAAGCCCTTGGATGATGAGGATTTAAAGAGTGCTGCAAGGAACTTGAC